AGGCGGCCGACCAACTGCGACATCGCCGTGGGGACGGGGTTCAGGGTCACCGCGACGGCGTTTACTGAGCCGGTATCCTGCCACAGCGCCGCGCTCCATCCGAGCCGCGGCAGCTTCGCATGCAGGAACGGCGCCCCTGGGTAGACCGAGATGCTGGTGGCCGTGACCGTCGTCTGACCGTAGTTGACGGTGATGATGTAAAGCCCGACCCACCCCGAATCGACTGCTGGTGTGGTCTGTGTGCCAGCGGTCGCCGGCGCTCCTGCCTTGAGCTGCAACTGCACCGTTTGGTTGCGCACCGTGTTCTGCGCAACACCGTTGTTGGCAGGCCCGCTATACGGCTGCGAGGGGTTGTTCGCGTTGTAGTATGGGAGAACGACCGGGGTTCCGTCAGCCTCTTCGAAGGAGGCTTCGAGCAGGTAATTGATCGAATTACCCGACGTGGTTGGCGCGGTCAGTGCGAATGTGGTGCTTGTGGTGTTGATCCCCATCTTAACGAGGGGGTCCGCCGTATCTGCTGCGATGGACCCGTATGCCGTCGCATCGATCGTCTCCATCGTGGAGATGCTGCCAGGTCCGACGACAACTGACATTGACGCCGGTGTAGTCGGCCCGCACGCGAGCCCATCAACCACCGTGCCGGTGGTGCCAAGCACAAGCTGGAGCGCGTAGCCGATCGCCTCCATTATGTTCTGGTTGGTGCCCAGCACATCGGTATCTAGGGGGATGGCCCCTGGGTAGACAATCGGACGCTTCACAGTGATCTCCAACAAGAAGGGCGCCTCGCGGCGCCCTGGGAAACGGTGGGTTGGTGTCCTGTAGTGGCTGTGTATTTGCTGACTACGAGGTCTGGTTCGGGATGGTATCGGGCCACGTGTTGACGATCCCCACCCACATGATGGTAGCGACGGGGGCTGCGGCCGAGATGGTTGAGTAGATCTGCTCGTCCGTTACTTGGCCCTGGATCATCGACTGGTCGGCGTACTCGATCGCCCCATGTCCGTATCCACCAGCGCTCGGTCCTCTGGTGGATAGGCTGTAGTAGCCGGCTACACTTGCGATGCCGCCGCCGTTTGGCCTGCGAGCTACGACGAACGCCTGGAAGGGCAGATTCAGGCTGCCGTACCCGCCAGCCACGCCATACCCCAAGCCGGTTACGTTCGCCCCGCCATGTGTGCCATACCCGCCGGTGTCAGTGGCCCTTTTGGGTTCGAAGATGTACGGCTTGAAGCCTGTCAACTGCTGCACCGCCGCCGAGACGGCTGCGCGTGTCCCCTTGGGGGCAAGCAGGTTGGCTTTTATCCTTGCCCGAAACGGTGTGTCTGCTTCGTTGACAAGGCGCCGCAAGTTGTAGCCGAAGTAATCAAGAGAAATCATGTCGAGCTGGACATCCGTCGCGGTCGCTATGCGCGTCTGCAGCTTGACATACGCCAGAAGCGAATAGAGCCACGACCAAGACGATGCGAGCCCGGTCAGCACCCCATCCAAGATCGGAGAATTGCTGGGGGAGCCGGTGGGGGTGGTGGGAAACCATCCTGTCGGGAGGACGGCCTTGATCCTGTTGACGATATCGGTCGTGCTGCCCGTTGCCACTGCACTGCTCCAGGCTTAGTTGATTGCTGTCGTGCCGGCCCGGATCACGGTCCCGGTAGCCGCGGCGATGTCCGCTGTTCCGCCGTTCAGCAGAAGCGACGAGATGTTGGTGATGTTGGGGTCCGTGTCGTAGGCGACCTGCGCGAGCCGCGACCACGGAAGGCCGGCGTTCATGCCTAGTCCGTCGATGTAGGCCTCAATAGCAGTCTGCACCTCGCCCTGGATCGTCGGCTTGTTGCCATTCGGGCCTACGGTGATGGTCATCGATACATTGGCTGTGACCACTGTCGGACCGAATACCGAGAATGTCGAAGTGATTGGCCTCACAGCATCGACCGCGCCCTGGACAGCTGACAGTAGAGTCGTCGGAGGATCGCCGGTTCCGTTGTCGACGTACACGATGAAAGTGCCCGGCACATAGTCACCAGAGCTATCCGTGTTTTGGGCGACAGAGAAGGTAAGCCCCTGCTGCGTGGACTGGATCGCATATTCAACAGCGGCGAGCGTTGCTTCGGACCGCGTGTTGATGAAGTTCTGGAACCTGCTCTTGAGAGCAGGGTCCGTCTCGGCATCCACGCCGTTGACAAAGGGTGATCCGTTGGTGACTTGGTCGATGCCTGGCACCGCAACGGCAAGCAGGGAAATCGCCCCAGCAACGACGTTCCCAGCGGTGCCTGCGACGAGGTCTTGCACCGTCACAGTGACAGAAGCGGTGGCGGCAGGAACGAAATAGCCGCCCATCGTCGCATTCCAGGCGGCGTTGGTCGTGTCGGTGACAACGCCGAAGGTCTGCGTTCCGTCCGCGGTGATGGCCTGGACGCCGGCGGTGTTGATGGACCCGTCCGCGTTGAAGTACGGCACGATCAAGGCCGAGATTGCTGAAGCAGACGACAGCCGGGAGAACGTAGCGGCTCCGCTCGCTGGAACTGCTGGTAGTCGCTCCACGGTGAAGTCGTTGACGAAGGTGTCGACGTCCGTGCCGCTCGACGTAGCGAGGCGCGTGACCTGCAGCACCTGGAAGATCAGGTACTCGATCCACAGAACGACCGAGGCATTGGCCTCAAGGATCGCCAGCAGGACCGAACCTGGCGTCAGGTTCAAAAGAGATGAGGCCGCGGACTGCATCGCGGCAGCAGATTGCTGGACGATGCCTTGGAAATTCAGGAGGGTCAATGATGGCACAGGTCACCCACTAATCGGAACGGTTAATGGCACCGGGTCGCTAGTATCAGCGTCGATGTATTGGATGCTCAAAGTCACGAGGCCGTTTGTCTGGGTCTGCACCTCGATTGTCGGCGCCGGGTCGCGCGTGACGGCTTTTTCCTTGAACATCTGCCCGCGCGCGGTAGCGGCGATGCTGGCTTCACTTGTCGGCTGCCCGATAAAACGTGCGAGCCCTGCACCGTAGGGAAGGTGCCAGATGTAGACGCCGGGGTTTGTCAGAAGGCGACGCAGAACCCGCTGCTGCCCCTCTGCGGTGCCCGTCACTACAGCGAGATCACCTGTTGGCCCGACCGACAGGTCGGACCCGAAATTGTGGGCGACATCCGCCACTGGATTCTCCTATACGAGACTCAAACGTGCTCGGTGATGCTGCCGGTCGCTGTAATGCTGCCGTTGGAAATGATGTTGTCGCAGGTGAGCGTTCCCACGATCGCGACGCCGGATGAAGACACGGTCAGGGTGGTGGCCCCGACGCTGACCTCGACCGACGATTCGGAAATGGTGATGACGGCAGAAGTGCCGACCTCCATCACAACTTCGTTGGAGGCATTGATAAAAACTTCGGTCGAGGCATTGATCGCGACTGTGCCGTCATTGCGGATGTGGAGGTACGACCCGTTCGCGTTGACAATCGCTGCCTCGCCCGGCGCAACGGGATTGCCGCCAGGCTGTGGCGGCATCGCCGCGTTGCTGAAGGACATCCCGGTAACGGCATAGTGCCCACCGTTACCCTCGTACGGGGTGATCAGGACTTGCTGGCCCGGTGAAGGTGGGCACACAAGCCCCCACCCGGAGCCGACCATCGGCGACAGAACCGGGAGCCAGCTGGTTTGAACATCCTCTGGCTGTATCTGAACCTTGACCTGATACCCGGTGTCGGTCGAACGCGAGCTGGTTACGATTGCCCAACGCGATTGACCGCCGATTGAAGCTACTGCTTCTGCATGAACCTTCATCTGGTGCTGGAATTGGTGCATCAGCTGGTCACTACCTGGGTTTGTGCGCTTTGGTTCTTGGCGTGGATCGTCATCGGGAACCCGCCTTCAAAACTGATCGTTCGCCTGACCCAATCGATGTAATAGGTCTGGTCCCAAGACGACCCCGTGCCGATGACCTGAAGCATGTTGCGTGGTCCGACGATCAGGTCGGCGGGGGCACTGACCGTTACCAACCTCTCGTGCTTGGTGATGTCCTCGCGCAGTTTGTTGGCGACATCCTGTGCGGCTGCCTCCGTCAGATCAGGAATGACGTATGCGAACTGCTGCGTCTTGCCGGACGTAATCGAGTTGATGCGCGCGC